TGATTCCGGAATATGTTATTGTGCATGATGGGGCACCATCGGATTCCACAGCGGCAAATTATTATGTCAGATATAAGGATTACATCAAAAATGTAGCTTCCAGTGAGATATATGCGACCTGGCCTGATGCCACTATAAGGGCAAATGTGCTTGCGATTATGTCATTTACGTTAAACAGGATATACACGGAGTTTTATCGGGGAAAGGGCTATAATTTTAATATTACTTCGTCAACGGCATATGACCACAAATTCATCTATGGCAGAAATATATATGATAATATCTCGCTGATAGTAAATGAAATGTTTGAAAACTATCTGTCGAGACCTAATGTGAAGCAGCCGATTCTGACGCAGTACTGTGACGGACAGAAGGTCTCCTGTCCGAGCTGGATGACCAGATTGCGTTTGCGTATAAACTCTCTCCAACCCCAGTATTTACAAGGGGTTGGAGGTATAAAAGTAAACATCAATAGTGGACTCTTTTTTATTAAACACGATTTTTTCCACTACGGATTTCAATAAATCATTGCGTGTCTGCATAGAGAGATCTTCATTGAGCAGACTATCGTATACTGTTTTGATTTTGCTGCGGAGTGCAGCAGTGGTGTCTGATTTTGCAGCAGGCTTTGGGAGTGCATTTATGCGACTTTCTATACTATTTCTCTCTTCCAGAAGCAGTTCTTTATTCTTACGATACTCTTCGATAGTATCGATTCCATCCATATAAGCCATTTTAATACGTTTTTCTTTCTTTGCGAGTTCATCCAATTGATTCTGATAAATATCAATAGCTGCAGGATAGTTGCTTTGAGAATCTGTATTAATAACCTTGAACGATAGATTTTCAGAGCTAATAGCATCTTTTAATGCTGCTAGAACCATAGGAACTATCTTCTTTTCTGATATAGCATGTGAAACATTACATTTTCCTTTCAAATATCCATAGCACTGCAGGTAAATGTACCGCTTGCCTTGTTTATTGGCACCTGCAAGAGAAATAGATAGCGATCGGCCACAAGCAGAACATTTGACAATACCAGACAACCAGTGAGAGCATACGCCACTTGGTTTCGCATATCGTGGGCGATAATTTGACTCAAGCCGGACTTTTGCCCTTTGAAACTGTTCAGGAGATATAATTGGTTCATGTGCTCCGTCAGCAATAATCCATTCGGTCTTGTCTTTTGGACGTGATGCAGAATCCCTTTTATTCCAAACAGATTTACCGGTATATACTTCATTGGTCAATATGTATTTGATTCCACGGTTTTCAAAAGACTTACCGGCTCGCGTTTTATATCCAAGAGCATTGAGCTGACGTGTGATCTCAATGATAGAATAACCCTGCTCAGTGTATAGATTGAAAATCATACGGACTATTTCAGCCTCTGATTCCACAATAACAGGAGTTGCTTTGTGTGCTGTAATAGAATATCCGAGGGGCGGACTTGCCTGAAAATTACCGCGCATAGCATTTTCAGTCATACCTCTGGTGACTTCACCGGAAAGACGGATAGAGTAATATTCATCCATCCATTCTATGATCCTTTCAATAAGTGTACCAAAAGGACCGTCAACAAGAGGCTCAGATACACTAATAACCTCTACATTATTTTTACGAAGCAATGATTTATATACAATTGATTCCTCCTGATTTCGTGCAAAACGAGAGAACTTCCACACAAGTATAACATCAAAGGGATGTTCTTTTGATTTGGCAAGTCCTATCATACGTTGAAAGTTTGGCCGTTTATCTGCTTTACGTCCGCTTATGCCATCTTCCTCAAATATGTATTCATTTGATAGGATTATATTATTTTTGGCAGCATATTCCAAAAGAAGTCTGCGCTGCGCATCAGGAGATAGCTCTTCCTGTTTGTCTGTTGAGACTCTGATATACAGAGCGCCAGTGCGTAGTTTTTCCATATTACACCTATCCTTTCTAAAAATATATGAAAAAAGGGTACAAAAATAACATCTGTCTCTCGACAAATGCCACTCCGAAAGGTATAATATGTCTTGCTTAGGACTTATACTCTTCGGAGTACAGGTTACATCGCCTTGGTGTTGGTAGCGCCAGGGCGATTTTTTATTATAAAGCTTTGTATAACGTAAAAGACCTCACATTTCTGTGAGGTCTTCAATAATAACTTAGATATTTTATAATGCCCTATAGGCAAGATTTTTATTGCTTAGTTATTATATGATATTATATGCCTCACGTCAACAGTTTATTCAAATAAATATAAAGATTTTACTTTATCGTTTATTTTGTTCATTGCTGATTCTGATAAAGAAATACCATAAAGAAAATCAGTAGATTTCTTTGGAATATAAATCCTTTGCTTACTTATTGTCGTTATTTGATTTACAATGGCCATAGAACCTAATTTCATTTTTTCTATTTCAAGTTCATTTCTTTTTAAATAGAATAGTTCATTTTGTAATTTGGCAAAAGTTTGAGAAAAATTTTCCTTATATTGTATTGCATTTTCAAGTTTCTTTTTCAATTCTAAATCATCAATATTATTGACCTCAGGAGAATTTATCAATTTAATGGTTGTGTTAACAAAATTCTGCATTTCTTTTAACTTATCTAATTCTTCTTGAGCTGCGGCAATCTGTTTCTTTTGTAATTGATTTATTTTTTTATATAATTCAGTACCTAAATCAACGCTTCGTTCATGAACAGCCCTTCCATCGGTTGAAGATAATGGAATAACTGTAATTACATCAGCATTCCTTTTATTATCATTATCTAAGACTAAAGCTAAATGAAGTCCACCAAGTTCCTTGCCAACATTAAAACCAAAATTAACACGTAATACATTTCCTCGGTTATATCGCATAAGTTTGGTTGAATCAAATTTATCCTCGAAGGAAATATATTTTACAAAATCTTCGAGCCAATATGAAATTAAATTAGTTTTCTTAAGTAAGTCAGTAGATCCATCACTGATATATGACTCTAATAATGAATTCACCTTACGAATAGACCTCTTTTTATGTTGAATTATCTCTTCTTTTGTAAAATTTTGTGACATAAAAGCCTCCTTAAAATTTTCTTCTCATTTCAACGACTTTACCAGTATCATAACGTGATACAAGATTATTGTATAATGTATTAACGAGTATCACATTGTGCTCACTCATTAAATCGAAGTATGGTTTAAAAGAGGAAACAAAATTATCGTATTTATTAAGCTTACCCTTATCAGTTTTGAGCGAATTTGCCTTTTCATAAGTATCTGTAAAACAACGCTGAATCATATCATGAACGTATTGCTGTTTCTCTGCTACAAATTTATCTTTCACAGGATATGGGGACTGTGTACAGCCGGCGCCACCTATAGCAATTAATTCATCAAGTTTTAATTCCATAAGAGCATATCTTTCAAAAAAGACAGATGGTGTTTTTGTAGTAGTAATTAAATGAATGCAGTCGTTGATAATTTTTTCATTTTGCTTGGGATTTACCATAGTTCCTATAGGTACAGATGAGGGAATACTATTTATTAAGCCCGATGAGTATTCATCGTAATAATCCACTTTCTTTTTATAATCAGTATATTTATATAAAAAGTATGATCCACACCCTATAAGTGCAATACCAAATGACGCAATCGTTATTATCCCGGCAATTATTGAAACAATGCCTCCGATTAGAAATAATATTTTATAAGCATAGAGTGTGTTATATGGAAGTATAGTTGGAGCAACAACTTGATAAAACTGTGGAACAGGTATGGTTTGTACTGTCGCTTTTTTTCTAACGGTAGAATAGGCTGTGTTGTTTTTATATGAAGATGACTCCTTTTTTGATGATTTTTTTCGTTTTTTGCCACCGACTTTGGTTGTATATGATATTCCAGTACCGGGTATTGAAACTCTTGCATGAGTACCACTTTTGGAATTAAATGAAATACCACCTCCGCGTCCACCAATGCTTATACCATGACTTTTTTTACCGACATTAAATCGAACACCAGGGGCAATTTTAAAACTTTTTCTAAATCGTAATCCCATAAAAACCTCCTTAAAATTTTCTTCTCATTTCAATGACTTTACCAAGTATCTTAACTGGGGTAGTATCTATTTCTGATTCAGTAAAACGCATAGGCTCATATACAGGATTCTGTGGTATGAGAGCAATCCCTTCTGCATATTTCTGCAATCGTTTGCAAGTTGCATCATGTCCATTGACGAGAGCAATCACAAGATCACCTGATTCGGCATCATCGACACGTTGTACGATAACGGTATCACCATCATACAGAGTAGGTATCATGCTGTCACCCTTAATCAGCAGACCGAAGTAATCACCCTTTGCAGCTAAACCGGGAGAAATCTCTATTTGACCGATCACTTCCTCAACAGCCTCTTTTCCATATCCAGCAGCCACACGACCGAGAACTGGGATAGTGTAGCCGGATTCTATTGGTACAGCATCTATACCATTATCCTCTTTTTCGGTAACCCATCCCATAATATATGCAGGAGAAACTTTGCATATATGTGCAATAGCTTCAATTTTATCAGATGGAATATTTGTTATAATATTATTTTCGTATTTATATAATGTTTGTTTTGAAACATCTATTTTATCGGCAAAATCAACTTGACTATATCCAAGAGAATTGCGCAATTCCTTTATTCTTTCGCCAATTGTCAATAGTGATTCCTCCCCTCTTATATGTTGTAACTTGATAATAGCACAAAAATGTTAGCTATGCAATAAAAAATGACTTGACAAGTTACAAAAAGGTGATATAGTGAAAGTAACTTAAAAAGATACGGAGGTGATAAAGTGATAAAGGTTGACGAGTTACGAGGTGCAATTGCAAAAAACGGATACTCGCAAAAGGATGTTGCCAGTATGATAGGGGTGACACCGAAAACATTCTATGAAAAAATGAAAATTGGAGTTTTTGGGAGTGATGAAATTGAAATAATGATTAATAAGCTTCATATTGAAGATCCAATGTCAATTTTTTTTGCACATAAGTAACTTTAAAAGATACTAATTTTATACCCAAGAGAGGAGAGAATCATGTATGAAGTAATACTTTTACTCCTGGTTTACATAATTGCAATATCGTGCATTGCAATTATGAACAAAATATCACCAGGAAATAGGATGTACACAGCGTGGGTAGCGTTTGTGTGCGTGGCGCTTACAGCTTTTGTAATTGTTTACGAAGCTCTGGGGAAAGCTCATTGAGCTTAACTAAGGCGTCAGCCCACTGATGTCTGTTGAGAGCTGCGTTGATGTCAATGATTTTATCAAGCAATTCATCTGGGAAATAAATGAGTGCGAGAGCATAAGTAGCCCCATAATTCTCAAGAACATCAGCAGAGGCATGAGTGACACACTGACCGGCATAACGCATATAATCTTCAAAAATCCCACGCTTGTAAAAATAAGATGTTTTACGAAGCTCGGCTTCATCATCCAGTTTACGCATTTTATAAAGATGATGATTATTGAGCAGGGTAGTGATTATAGGCGAGAGAATCGCGCTAATTGCTATAACCACAGTGATAGTTATAGTTGAATCAAATTTCATTTTTATTAGAACCTCCTTTCATCTGCGATTATAGCACGGAAAAAGGAGTACAGAAAGGGAAAAACCATGTGGAAAATATTTTTCAACTACAAGGACAAGAGCAGATGCACTGTGACGGGAAAAGGAACCATCACACCGGGGTTGGCGGTGAAATGCCTTTACCGGTATGGACTCTATGCTGCAGAGAGCATATATCAGCAGTACCCCAAGAAAGACCATGAGCCGGTACCACTGGAAGAGAAGATGCGAGAGCTTGGTGTAGATGCAACAGAAATGAAGACTGCAGTGCTGCAGGCAGAAACGTTGCTGGACAGGATGCAGGAGAAAGGAGAGTGAGAAGTGAGTGATAGTGGAGACTGAAAGAATTGTAAATCTGGAAGCTTTTAAGAAAAAAATTCAAGAAGCAAGGAAAGATACCAGAGCGCTTGCATTGACAATGGCTAGTAAAGATTTAAAGGCTTCACAATATTATGTAGAGCAATTGGACCTAAAGCTACATGAATTGGAAGCCTTTGAATTCCGCGTGGAACGATTAAGGATTACTGAAAATGATCATAACGAGTGTCAATAACAGGCTTAAAAGTATTCAGCAAATCACAATGAGGATGATTGCAAAATGGATAGTACTTATAGGCGGAATCTTTTTTTGATGAATATTGATTTTCTAGGACTGGACAATATGCCTCTAAAAAATGTGCTTCGTATGAGTGGTTTTCACTTAACAGATATTTCCCTTTGAGCGTAATATCCTCATTCCAAGTAGGACATTTAACGGATTTGTATGAAAAGGTAATAAAAGACATAGAAGTAATTTCCTTTCATTTACTCGGACGCTGCAACGTCCTGTAAGTAGAGTATAAGACCTGAAAGAAGAAAAAAGCAAGATTTAATACACAGAATACAGAGGGAGGAAAGAACGTGACAAAGGAAGAAGCACTCAGCCTTGAGAAAATCATCACCAAGATAGATAGAGCAGGAGAGGCAGACTACAGGAAGAAGGAAGAATATAACAGATTCTGCATGAACACAAGGGAAGATTGGAACGAGGAACAATATCAGACACTTAGGAGAGAGAAAACCCTCACAGAAGCAGCATACATTGCGAGTCTTGTCGAGCTCAAGGCAGAAGTGAAGAGCATGCTGCCTCAATAGAAAATACAACCGGCAAGCCTGGGGATGAAATTTGAATTAGGAAGGAGAGTGAGAAATGCTAAACATAATTCAAAATGATTTTGAAACTGCAAATACAACATATTTGGATGAGGATAAAGTCAATCTAGTTGTAGAAAGTGTAATTGAAACCATAAAAAAAGGACTCCCAGAGGAAGCCCAAACAGTAGAAGCACTTGAATTTATAACAGATCGGATTAAAGAGAGAGTGAAAGAAAAACGAATCGAGTTATAACTGCTTTTCAATTAAATCCTGTAGAGAGTATACGACTGGAAAGCAGAAAAAGGCAAGCGAACATGCAGTATAAGCATAGTATTTACCGGAGGTGATAACCATAGCACCACTCAAATATAGGATATTCGTTCACACTCTGGAAGATGATCAGATATATCGTTTTGACGATCTGACACAGGAACAGAAGCAAAAATTAGAACAAAAACTAATAGAACAAGTAGAAAATGTGCCATTGAGACTTGCGGAGGAGGCATAGACTGCATCTGCAGTCTCAGTGGACAAGCTTAAAAATGACAAATTAAATAATATACTTCTGGGTTTGATGGAGCACCGAAACATGCTATTTAACTCCTATAAATTAAACTATAACTTCCATCTATATATACGTAAACCTATTTTGTACACACAAATCGGTGCTCCGTCAAGCCCGGAAACGAACAGAAAGGACAGGACATGAAAAAAAGTGAAATATTAATAACAACAGGCATCAGCTTCTTTCTCCTGTGTAGCATGGGCATAGACAGCCCGGCACCACAGGGACAGATGCTTGTTATTGGAGGGATGCTCATATCAGTGTGTATGACGCTTTTGGGAATATGGTTTGAATGGATCGAAAAAGGACAGCGCGAGAGCATCCAAAGGACAATGGAAATAAGGAGGGCGGGCAAGATTGCTGCAGAGGATACAAAAAGTACATTCCCAGTTAGAAAGACAGAGCGCGGCCGCATACATAACAGAGACAGCGACAAAGAGAAAGCGCAGGAGAGAAGAGTCATTTGATGCCGTTTTGCAGGCAGAAATAGCAAAGCTCAAGGCCTCGAAGAGAGGCCTGTAAAAAACAATCTAAAGTATTAATTTTAGGACAGGCTATGGCATATACACAGTACACATTCGACCTTGGAGAGTATACAGCCTATGAGATAAAGTTCGTAGGACGTAATGGAGCTAAGGGAGAGAAGAGAGCAAAGAGACAGAAAGCTACCCCTGAGCAGATGTCCAGACAGAATCAATGGAATAAAGAGAAGAACACCAGATACGTCATACTGGCCAACTTTCATACAGGTGATGCATGGACCACACTCAAGTACCCGAGAGGTACGAGACCTGATGCAGACCGCATGAGAGCTGACTGGAAAAAATTCAGACGTCTAATGACTGCATACTACAAGAAGCATGGCATCCCATTCAAGTGGGTGAAGAGAATGGAGATAGGAAAGCGTGGAGGACCGCATATACATCTCCTGGTAAACCATATAGACAACATAGACCTTGTGATCAAGGAGATGTGGCAGAAAACAATAGAGGATTTGTGGATAAAAGGACGCAACTATGTGAATATAGCTCCGTTTGATATAGATGGAGCAGAGGACGTAGCCAAGTATCTTGCTGCAGAGCCGGAGAAGAAAGGCATCGAGGGTCAGTACAACCTGTTCGGCGAAGAGGAACAGAAAGTGTTCACCCGGGTGGATACCAGCAGGAACCTCATCAGACCACAGCCGGAAAAGAAGAAATACAGCCACTGGACTGTGGCGCGTTTCTTCCGTGACGGCATCAAGCCGAGAAAGGGCTTTTATGTGGTGCCTGATTCCGTAAAATGCGGGGTAAATAAGATAACAGGCTATTCGTATATTTATTACATGGAAAAACGGCTGAAAGAGGGTGACAGGAGTCCGGGAGGTCACACAGGCGGCTTAGCGGATGCCGTTTTTCCATAGATGAATAAATATACATACAAAAATCTAAAAAATGCTCTTTTCAAAAACGCTGTAGCCCACATAGGCGGCTTATAGAGGAGCAATTCAATGAGGACTGTAAAAATATACATTTACACATCAATCAAGACGATAAAAAGGAACTGTGGTGCAGCAGGCTATGTTTTATCGTATACAACCAAGAACAATGTCGAAGCCACGCTAAGCAAAATAGAGTATCTCAGAAGCATGACTAATCATGAATCAGAGCTTGAGATTCTCAAAAGAGCCCTGTCAAGGCTGAACACCAAGGAACTGCTGATAGAGATATATGCTGATTCACTGTATCTGGAATCTGCAATATACGAGTGGATTCCAAGGTGGGAGCTTGCCGATTGGGTGACCGTAAAGGGAGAGCCTGTAAAGTACGCAGAGAAATGGCAGGAGATTCTAGAAATGCTGAAAGGCAACGATTATTGCATAAAAAGACAATACCACGAGTACAGCAACTGGCTTAAAGACCAGTGCGAGAAGAAAGGACCGGAAGAAAATGGAAAATGAAGAACTGACTATGTTACCGGTGTCGGCAATATACCCGCATCCGGACAACCCGCGAAAGGACGTGGGATTTGTGCCGGATGATGATGAATTTAAGCTGATCAAGGGCACACATCCACTGTTTGATGAGATAAAAGAACTGGAAGAACAGCGTAAAGCGCTGTAGGAGGAACTATGAAGACAATCATGGATTTGTTTTATGAAACATACTCACCGCGCCAAAAGTTTTATGGCCTCACAATGTCACTGAAAGAGACCGGAAGAGAACACACCATCAGAATCCGAAAAAGAGACAAAGAAGTAATAAAAGTGACCGAAGAGGACAGAACTCAGTGTTATCACAATGCCACAAAGGAGCTTATAAGGCATTTCCCAATAGAACAGAAGGCAGAAAGGGTGGGATAAATGGCAAAGTACACAAAATACCTTGAATTTTCCACAAAAGAACGTGTGGCAATCAAGGAAAGAGACAATTATCAGTGCATATTCTGCCAGATAGGCTACAAGATGCCACCGGCAGCAGTCCTTGAGATGGACATAACAGATATCATGCACTACATACCACGCTCATCCATGGGACTCGGCATCAGGCAGAATGGAGCAGTCGGATGCCGGTACCACCATCATATGATGGACAACGGCAGCAGTGGAGACCGCAAAGAGATGCTTGAGATGTTTAAGAGCTATCTGGATGAGTTTTATCCTGATTTCGCAGATCGGGACAGAAAATATGACAAATGGAGGTTTCTAAAAAGTGAGTAAAGTAAATATATTTTCACAGGACCTTAACCGGATGAGCAGAGAGCCAATAGGAGGCTTGTCGCTTAAACAGATAAGGCAGCAGGTTATAGATAATCTGCAGGGCAAGAGAAGCGTCCGCGTAGACTATCGCAAAATGCGAGCTGACCAGCGTGGGCGCGAGGATGATGAGCCCACAGGCCAAGAGACGCTTGAAATAGTTGAGGTAATGAAATACTTCACAGTCGTTAGAAGACATGGATGTAATACATGTATCCTGCATCAGGACATGTTTTACATCGCAGGAATAGGAGAATCAGAATGTTCATAGATTGCAGTAAGTTTGAAAAGGTTTTGAAAGCAGATTATAAATCGTGGGGCGTCAAGTTTGGTCTCACGAAAAAGGGAATGTATATTCTCCATGGCACAGGCTGGATAATAGAGGCGAATGCTTCATACGTCAACAAGGAGTTCCTTGGAACTGCAATAAAGGTATTAGGACCGGCACCGAAGCCGGGTGAGTATATCAAATATCAAAAGGGCAGCAGTCCACAGCATGAGATGGAGCTTGAACCAATGCTCTGGGATATGGCGGAAGAGTCAGATCCGGCTTGTATATCACTTATCAAGATTATACAGAATGATAATGTGTATTCGGTCACAAAGACACCAAAAGGAGCTCGTCTGATAAATGATAAGCGTCTTGCAATGATAGCGCCATGCAAGTGCACAGAGGACGAGATACCACCGTGTTCACCTGTGGTACACGATGACTGGCTGCTAACATACAATGACGATATGGCCATAGGAATATGCTTCACGGAACCGGATTATGAACCGGAGCTTAAGGTTTTAGGACTTCTCTCCAAAGAGGATTTCTACTGGCAGGAGTCAGAAGCCTACAGACTTGGTTGAAACACCAGCGGAAACGCGAAAGAAACCGGGCATGCGAATTAATTTATATCACGAAAACTGATTTGTAAGCCATTTATACACAAGGGAGCCCTTACCCAGCTCCCTTTACCTCAGGAGAATGACATGACAAGTGGTTATATGATTAAAATTTTCTTTCGTGATGGAAGAACAGAAGAACATTACTGTGATTATTATGAAAAGAAAAATGGATTACTTACATATTATGTCAGATTTGGAGTAGAAAGTGGAGAACACAATATTCCATACGACTTAATCAATAAATTTATTGTAACAAGGTAACAATTATGGGAAGGAGCAGTAATGAAGAGATTAACAAGTAACAAAGAAGTATCTGATATGTCAATGATTGAACTGGCACATAATAGTTGCTATGCAGATGATAAACGTAACGCAAGGTACAGAGATTATGATTTAGACATTGACAGTAGACAGCTCGTAAGAAATCTTATGAAAGATATGTGCGGTGAAGACTTAAGCGATTTGTCAGACGAAGAATTTGATGAGTATATGGGTTCCGTGCTTTCGATTGAATTGGATAGCGAAGTTGGACTTTTTGCATTGTTTTATCGCAATTTGTGGGCTATGGCAAATTTAAGAGAAACACTGAAAAAATATGAGGACCTAGAGGAACAGGGCAGACTTGTTAAATTGCCTTGCAAGGTGGGAGATATGCTTTATTATCCCGAAAAGTTATTTGATATAGTTGTACCAGTAAGGCTAAACGAAATTATCATATCCTTTTTGGGTATTGATACATATTCATATCAGTATAATTGTTGTAGTTTTGACGAATGCGGAGATGTTTATGAAGAATATGATTTTGACACAAACGACTTTGGAAAAAGTATATTCCTCACAAAAGCAGAAGCCGAAGCAAAACTGGAAGAATTAAGAGGTGAAGAAGGATGACAGCATGGAACCCTAAACACATAGTGAAAGTATCAACCAACAAGATGCCATGCGCATGCATAGACTGCTTTTTTTGGATGGCACCATTTTGCACGGACGATGAAGAAACACCATGCAGTTGTTATCTGACAGGTACTACGCTACCGTGGAATAACGACTTAACAGGTGAGAAAAGATTACCGGATTGCCCGCTAAAATTAATCAGGAGAAAGAAAAAGAAAAGAGGTAAAAGATAATGGCAAAGAAAGAAGTTGACGGAGTAGTAGTAGAGGCGAAAAGTATTCTAACTGCACTGAAAATCATTAAGACAGTGTGTGAGGATAACCCCCACTGTGAAAACTGTCCGCTAGGTGATAATATGAGCAACTGTAAAGTAACAGAGGTAGCTCCAAGAGACTTGAAAATAGGTGAATCTGATAGAGTATGGAGGGCATTAAGTTGACAGAACAGGAGAGAGCATGGACGGACTGATTATCAAAAAGAAATGGTTAGACCTTATTGTTAGCGGTAAAAAGACCATTGAAATAAGGGGCAGCAATACCAAAAAGCAAAATGAAACAATCTATTTGCTAGAAAGCAGAACACATAGAGTGGTTGCAACAGCTGTCATTAGTTCCGCATATCCTATTTCATACTCAAATTGGGCAGATGAAAGGGATAAGCATTGTGTTTATATTACTTATGCAGACCTAAGGAAAAGATACAAAACTCCTTATGCATGGGTACTATCCAAAATCGAACCTATTGAGGATATATGGTATTACGAACACCCACAAGGCGCGGTGATATGGGTTAAGGAAGTGCAACCGATTGATGAAATGCAGGATGAAAGAATCAGATATGGATATTAGCAGAATAGGAGAATAATATGTCAGGAATAGATTTAATAGTATATGGGATACTCTTAACGTTCACCCTGATCGGAACAACAGAGTTTGTGATAGGGCTGCTATTGATTAGGGAATACGATAAGCTTCAGGAAGAAAAGGATAAGTAGCATGGCATGGTACGCGCTTTACAAATGGTACAAGAACTGGAGCAGAAGAAAATACCCCAATATGATTGATTGGTATTCAGAAAAACTGAATCCCCCAAAATGGATAAAATTAGATATATATCGATGCAGCAGTACAAACCCAAAGAGGACGAAACACAATGAACAGAAATGAATGCATAAACTGTAAATATTACGATAAATGCGGTAGACCAAGCAGACCGGTAAAGTGTATGGGCTACGAGAAAGGAGATGACAGAGATGAGACAACACGAGAAACAGGGGGACATGTCTCTTCCACAGATTCTTGAAGATATCCACGATAGGATATGTGACGAATATTGCAAATGGCCATCGCAGTATCCGCTGGAAACGGATGACGAGGCATATAACAGAATGGGAGAAGAGCATTGTGACAAATGCCCGGTTCGAAGATTAATTTAGGAGGCAGCAGTTGAACAGCAGGACTTACAGCGGAGTAAAACCCATAGAGCCTATAAGATGTGCATATGAACCTGATAAGGCCTGCACACCGACCTGCAAATACTACAAGACATGTATACACAGCGTACATAAGAAGTAGCAAAAAGCAGGACAAAATGATATAATGACGATAGATAGAGCCAAGAGCCATATACTAACCGAGAAATCGGCTGGTGTATGGCTCTTTTTCTATACGGAGGGAAAAGATGTATAGAGAAACGAGAAACTACGAGAATATACAGATAATGCGATTTCCGGGAGAGGGAAAATATGATATTCCGGCAATAGGGCAAGCACAATTCGAACAGGCTGATTTCATTGGATTTAATTATGCCAAGAGTGAGAAGCATCCGCAGAATAAAGCAGTACACTTCTTCCTGGACGATTATCAATTTAACCGGGTGTGGACATATCCGGACAGATACATAGAAATGCTCAGACGGTTCAGATACGTGCTGTCACCTGATTTCAGCCTGTACACAGATTTCCCAATGGCAATGCAGATATATAACCATTATCGTAAGCATTGGATTGCACGTTACTGGCAGGAGAGCGGAATAAAGGTAATTCCGACAATATGCTGGAGCAGCAGTGAGTCGTTTGAGTGGTGCTTTGATGGAGAACCTACACAGAGTGTTGTAGCGATAAGCTCACTGGGAACACAAAACAGCAAAGAGAGAAAGAAAATATTCTTGGAGGGATACGAGGAAATGATAAAAAGACTGGATCCGGCGCAGATCATATTCTATGGCCGGGTACCGGAGGAATGTAAAGGCAATATAGTACACATAGAGAGCTTCAGTGAGAAGTTCCATAAAGCGGAGGTAGCACAATGGTAATGAATTTGCAGTATTTTGGAGGACGTGGCAGCAGTGGCGGTTTAGGTGGGACAGTTGCGATAACGAGGATGAAAGAACCGGACGAACACGGCAGGGCGACCAGAGAGAGTTTTTACATGACAGGTAAAAGAAATGTACTGATGAACTGGGATGAAGATGGAAATTATCATAAAAAACCTATAAAAACACAAGACGATGTGAGATTGAGCTTTAAGACAAGAGATGAAGCGGTCAAATATGCCAAGAAAAACGGGTATAAGTACATAAATCTCTAGGAAGGAGAGCATATGGATATAAACCTACAATATTTTGGTGGCAGAGGTGGCAGCAGTGGCATCGGTGGAGGATGGTCAAATACAGCACCTGGCGAAAAACAAGCCTGCTTTATGTACAATGGCGCCAAACGAAAGACCGGGGGAGAAGATGGATATATCAAAAACTCAAAGATGGAAAGCAAGTTGCATGACATTGACTCCGGAAAGCTAACCGGTGAACAATTTGCCAAGCAATTCACCACGAGAGAAGAACTTGACAAGGCAGGCAACTATCTCATGGATAAGAGCACTACCCTTAATTATAAAATACGTTCACTGAAAAACGCAGATGAGCTGAGAAAGAATCCGAAGCTATTCAACGAAGCCAAGGCAACCAGGGAAGCAAGAAATGCACTTAACGAGCGTCGCAAAGAGGTGGCACCAGTAAAGGCGGAGAAAACTGTCAGGAAAGCAGATGATGAATACACATCGTCAAGGACATCAACATACGACAGGTGGTACAAGAAAAATCGTGATAATTTTGCATCATGGTATTTTGGAAGCAGTGGAAAACCAAAGTGATATAGACATACAGAAAGCGAGGTGAAGACGTGGAAAAATATGAGCAGGCAGAGCTGGATTACATAGCCGGAATGAAGTACAAAGAGATAGCAGAAAAGTACGAGACAAGCGTCAACACCGTGAAAAGCTGGAAGCAGAGATATAATTGGGTAAGAGAAAAGCGTAATAGTAGAGATGCAAAAAAAGAGTGTGCACACAAAAATAAAAAAGTGTGCACACAAAAAATCAAAGGTGCAGCAGTCTCTGATGAAACAGAAAAAGAACAGGTGTTCGATAATACCGAAAATCCGGCATTAGATGAAAGAAAAAAATTATTTTGTCTCTTTTACAGCCAGACATTCAATGCCACACAGAGCTATCAGAAGGCATATGGATGTTCACTGAATACAGCAAGAGCACATGGATATGAATTGTTGAGAAATGTGGAGGTAAAAAGTGAAATAGAGCACCTGACAGAGTTAAAGAGGCAGCAGTTGCTGGCAAAAGAGTCAGATTTTGTGGAGCTGCAGATGAGGATAGCGTTCGCGGATGCAGGAGATTATTACGAAATAAAGGGGGATAAAATCGTCTGGAAAGATTCAGATCAGACAGATACCCAGCTCGTGAGAGAGGCAAAAACAGTAAAAGGAGATATCAGCCTGAGCCTGTATGATAAGCAGAAAGCAATAGACTGGCTGACGAAGTACTTTCTCATGCATCCGGATGATAAATACAAAGCTGAGTTTGACAAGAAGCGGGCAAATTTAAAGGATGATTCTGCCGAGCAGATACTGGCCAATATGCAGATAATAACGGATGTATTGAAAAATCCGGTACCGAACAGGAAGATAGAGGACTTGGAGGGGGATGAGGAGAGTGAACAGACCAGCACCACTGAGTGAAAGACAATATGAATACTTCCTGAGGAGCTTAAACTGCTGGTTCAACGTTGCCGAGGGAGGCAAGCGAGGAGGAAAGAACGTACTCGCAACGCTGATATTCTGTACCATGCTGGAAACCCACAAGAATAAAATCCATCTAGTAGCAGGAGTATCAAGCGCCACGGCCAAACTGAATATACTGGACTGTGATGGCTATGGACTGCTCAATTACTTCGAGGGCAGATGCAGAGAGGGCAAATACAAGGACAGGGACTGTGTATATGTCCAGACAAAGACCGGAGAGAAGATAGTGCTCGTGTCCGGAGGAGGAAAAGACGGAGATGAGAAGCTTATCAAGGGTAACACATACGGAATGGCATATGTCACAGAGGCAAATGAGTGCCATCGGAAATTTCTGAAAGAGGTATTTGACCGAACACTCTCCAGCACAGACCGTAAGATATTCCATGATCTGAACCCAAAGGAAGAGGAACACTGGTATTATACCGAAATACTGAAATTCCATGAGGAGCAGCAGGCGAATGATGAAAATTACGGATATAACTATGGACATTTTACCCTAGTGGACAACATGAGCATGTCTGACAAGAAAATCAGGACGGTCCTTAAAACATACCAAAAAGGCACTGTGTGGTACAAACGGGATATAAAAGGCGAGAGAGCTGTAGCAGAGGGCATTATATTCCGTAAATTCGCAGAGAATAATGCGCCATATCTGTGTGATGACTCAATATTGGAATATGACAAGTATGGAGAGCTGTTCCCAAGACCGAGTAAGGTCATAATAGGCATGGATTTCGGAGGCAATGGATCCATGACCACAATGGTGTGTTCACTGTATTTCAGAGGGTATCACTTTATTTATCCTGTGGAAGAGGACTGTCTGAAACTGTCCCCGGATATAGATGCCAATAACATCTGCGACAAGTATATAGAGTTTTATCGCAGATGTGCAGCAAAGTATGAGCGTATAGACTGGACATTTCCGGACTCCGCAAGCACAACAATGATAAATTCGCTGCGAAGCGCAGCAAAAAAAGAGGGACTTCCGTATGAACACATAGCAGGATGCCGTAAGAATGAGATATCAGAGAGACCGAGGACTGTAGATTTACTGCTCAATACCGGCAGAATGAAAGTACATAAGAGGTGTGTGAACCTAAGAAAGGCAATGGGCACACTCAAGTGGGATGAGAAGCACCCAAACATACCGGAGGACAAGAATATAGGCAACTGTAATGACTGGTGGGATGCGCTGTGTTACACAATGCTTGATTTTATAGAGTATATAGACTTAGACAGATAAGGAGGAAACAGATGGAAAGCTGTGTTGAGGCAAAGATAAAGAAAATGGGATACAGGGTAAATACAAAGCCATACGGCTATATCAATGTGGCGAATATGTGGTATGGGAATGAGATAATAGACGATTTCCATAAAAGGACCACCATACAGGGCGAGCAGTACGAGATAGAACGTATGGGCTTTGCCAAGAGAGGATGCGCAGATGATGCCAACCTGTGTGAAATCATAAATATAAACATGGGCACGAAAGAGCAGACGGCAGCAGTCAACAAGATACTGGGTGATAACAGATTTAACGTTATGTACCGTAAACAGCTTGAGCATATGAGTGCGACAGGAACAGTAGCAGCATACATACGCTTGGAAGATGCCATATATCTTGATAATGGCAAGGCAACAGGCGGAAAAATCCGCATAACATACTGTTATGCAGAGAACTATACACCTTTGTTGGTGAAAAATGATGATGTAATAGAGGCATGTTTCTCAGCGAATGACTATCAGGGAGATAAAAAGAGGACAACAATGGTCATGTTCACCAGAGGAGAGGACGGAAATTACCGTGCAGATACATTTGTATTCGATGAGAACGGAAAAGAGCTGTCATCTTACTGGATAATACTGGGAGACGTAAAGCCGTTTGCAGTAATGAGAGTGGCAGAGGTCAATAATATCCGGTACATGGATGGATTTGGCTATCCAAAGGTGTACGGAGCAATACCGACACTAAAGAAAATAGATCTCTGCAATATGATTCTGACCACTGACCTTGAAAAGGGTGAAAAACTCGTACTCACGAATGAGGCAATTGTAGGAATAGACCCTGAGACAGGCAAGCCGAGAGAAAAGAACTCTCTTTTGAAGAAATTATTTGTATTCCTGGGCGAAAAGCTCCCGGAGGCAAAGAGCATAATACAGGAGTATAATCCGCAGATAAGAGTTGATGAGATTACAAAGTCATTTGAACTGTGCCTGAGCCTCTTTTCCATGACATTTGGTTTTGGCTCCCAAAAGTACACCTTCGAGAACGGACAGATTAAGACAGCAACGGAGTATATCGGAGAGCGTCAGGATGCCATGCAGGAGCTGAATAAGCAGCGCAAAGAGGCAGTAGACTATATCACCGGCATAATAAGGGCTGTATTGTGGTTTTCCAATACGTTTCTTGAGACATCATACGACATAGATAAAGAGGTCTGCATAGATTTTGATGATTCATATGTCGAGGATAAGACCACACAGATGAGCAACATGAGAGCTGATGCAATGTCGTTTTCCGATATACCTGAGTTTATGATCAGATACCTTATGATGAGCCTGAATATTGAAAGAGACGAGGCAGAGAAGATATTGGACAGCGCACAGGAGGAGCCGGATCCGGAAGAGGAGGACTAGGAGGTACTAAATGCTGACAGAGAACCAGTTGGAGATGCTTGGAGACAAAGGTGCTGCACTCATACAGGCATCTGAGCAGGATATAATAGCGGATATTGCCAGGCGAATCAAGAAGACAGGGCGATTCACAGAGACAGCAGAGCTTCAGGTCATGGCTTTAAGACGCGCCGGATATGATACACAGAAAATCCGTGTTGAAGTCATGAGAATACTCAATGCAGACCCGGAATACAAAAAGATGGTGGCAAATGAGACAAAGCAGTATAAAAGGGATGTCATGATAGCCATCAGGCAGATGGAGAGGGAAGCGGAAGAGGCAGGAGACCGGATAATAGCCGAAGCCGGAGATATGTCTTTTAATAGTGACCTGTATGCGTGGCATCAGGCAGGGCAGACACTCACAAAGGACTCAAGCATAGTAAAGCTTATAGAGGAGATGAGCATAGCCACACAGGGCACACTAAAGAACCTCACAAGGACAATGGGATTCAAAGGACCTCATGACTTTACCAGTCTTGAGAATGCATATATACGTACACTGGATAAAGCTCTGATGAATATGGTATCAGGAGGAATGAGCTATGATGCAGCAGTAGAACAGGCAGTTCGGGAGATGGCAAAGAGCGGTTTGAGAAGTGTAGACTATGCCAGCGGACACACTTATCAGCTTGATACTGCAGTAAGAATGTGTGTAAGAACATCAGCCCACCAGCTTTCAGCAAGGATAAGCAACAGAAACTGTGATATTATGAACACGGACCTCGTGGAAGTGTCAAAACACTGGGGAGCGCGTCCATCGCATGCCGTCTGGCAGGGCAAGATATACTCACGCTCCGGAAAGAATAAGAAATATCCACCATTCTCAGAGTGCCACTATGGGGAAGCAGACGGATTGTGCGGAGTAAACTGCCGTCATATATTCTATCCGTTTTTCGAGGGCATCAGCGAACCGAACACATGGCCGGATGAACCGGAACCGAAAGAATATAACGGCAAAATGTACGATTATTACTCAGCCACACAGAAACAGAGAGCTATGGAGAGAAGGATAAGAGCCACCAAGAGAGAAGTTGAAGCCGTGAGGTCCATAGGCGGAGAGACAGGAGACCTGCAGTCACAGATAAAGAAGCAGGTGAAGGAATATCACAAGTTTTCTCGCAAGGTGGGGATAAGCCCGAAAGATAACAGGCTGAGAGTGGTAAAGGGCAGCAGTGATCTTAACAGGACGGAGACGATAAAAAACCAGCCAAAGCGTAATGAATCCAGAGCAATGGAAGAAAAAGCAAAAACTTTATTTGATATTCAACCGATACCGAAGGGAGATACAGTAAAGCCAGTTTCGATATACAAGGATTTGAAAACGTCTGACATCGGAAAAAGGGTACTTGAGTATATTGAAAAAAATAATGTAAACGTTGAGATTATATACAACAAAGACAGTGAAAAAGAATATGGATTAAAAAATAAGTATGGGGTGAATGTTGGCAATAATATATACATAAACGCGAGAACATGTAAAACCAAAAAAAAGATGGTAGAGACAATTGTACATGAAGAAACCCATCTGGAATATAATATTGGAGGTGACGCACATGCAGAGTGCGTGTGTGATTATAATGCTTTGAAACATCGAAAAGGCGAATTGACTAGAGAAGATATACGAGATATAATTAAGTCGGTAAGACAGAGATATCCGGAATATAAATGGAGGAAGCCGAAATGAAAAAACCCGAGATAGATTTTGAGAAGTTAAGAGCTGGTAAAGAGGTTATATGTCCAAAGTGCAAAACCGGAATATTTAGAACTGAACATGATCCAAAAACAACACATAATTTCAAGTGCGATAAGTGCGGAATGATGATAAATTTTGATTAACAAAGCTGCCAAAGGAGTAAAATAAAATACTCCGGGCATATAAAGTTGTTTGAATATTCAGGACAATGTGATATACTCAGACTAAGGGGTGAGTAAATGTCCACAGAAGAATATTGGTACAGGTGTCCTAAATGTGGATATCCGAAGATGATAAAGTATCGAAATGATACAAGGCTGAGGAATTTCCCAGGATACTGCAAGAGATGTAAAAAAGAATCAATTATCACAATAGAGCCAAGAGCCAAATAATTAGATCCAAGTGATTTAGTTATTTGGCTCTTTTTATATTTTAGCGGAAAGGTGCATCCTGAGGGCATGTCGGTACTTTTTTCAATCCGTTTTTTCAGCCGGCAGCAGTGCAATCCTGCTCTTTCCGATTCCCTACCGCAGAAAATGCGGTTAATAAATTATTTTAGGAGGATACCATGGAGAACATTTTTAAGATCATGAAAGACTTTGGCATAGAGATGCCGGAGGACAAGAAAAAGGACTTTGAGAAGTCTGTTCTTGAGAATTACAAGACAGTTAATGACTACAATAGGCAGGTTGAAAGCCTGAACCAGGCCAATGAGACCATCAAGGCCAATGATGATGCCATGAAAGACCTGCAGACCAAGCTGGATGCGTTCAAAGACGTAGATGTGACAGAACTCAATAAGACGATTGAGGACCTGAAAGTAGAAAACGCACGCATTGAGAAGGACTATAAAGACAAGGAAGCTCAGAGAGACTTTGATGATCTGATAAAAGATGCCATCACAGGCGCACATGGTAAGAATGCAAAGGCAATTACTGCATTACTGGATGTTGATACGCTTATGCAGTCAAAGAACCAGAAAGAGGACATTGCCGCAGCTATTAAGAAGCTCACAGAGGCAGAGGACAGCAAGATGCTGTTTGGAGAGCCTGAACCACAGGCTAAGGGAGGCGGAAATCCGATTGGAGATATTGGAGATGGCAGTCACCCGAATACCACAGATAGTATCTCAAGTGCCCTCAAAGAATATTACAAAAAGTAAAGGAGAAAGAATATGGCACTTACACTTGCAGAGGCAAAAGTCGGTTATACAGATAAAATCGACCAGCAGGTAATTGACGAGTTTAGAAGAGACTCGGTATTACTTGATAAGCTTACATTTGACGATACCATTTCGCCAACAGGCGGAAGTAATCTGGTATATGGATACCAGAGACTTGAGACACCATCAACAGCCGGTATCCGTCAGATCAACCAGGAATACACACCGAATGAGGCAAAGAGAACCAAACAGACAGCAAGCCCTGTTATTCTCGGCGGTTCATTTGAGATCGACCGTGTAATCGCTCAGACATCAGGAGCTATTAACGAGCTTGATTTCCAGATCAAACAGAAAACACTCGCAGGAGCGAACTATTTCCACAACCTTGTAATTAACGGAACATCTGCAGCGACAGGAACAGGATATATTGTTAATACCTTCGACGGATTAAAGAAAATCCTTGCCGGAAAGTCAACAGAGGTTTCGACAAATGTAGATGTTTCAACAACATCGGCACTGGACAGCAACTATAACGCATTGCTTGATGAGCTTGATGCTTTTATCGCATTGCTTGCTGCAAAGCCTGATATCCTTATGATGAACACAAAGATGCTCACAAAGATCAGGGCAGCAGCACGAAGAGCCGGATACTACGACAGAACAAAGAATGATTTCGGTAACTATGTAGAGACATATAACGGAATCGCTCTTTTAGATGCCGGACAGTACTATGACGGCGCAAAGACAGTGGATGTTGTAGACACAACTACTCCAACAGAGTCAGCATATGGAACAACAAGCATCTATGCCGCAAAGCTTGGTCTTGACGCTTTCCATGGTATTTCAGTGGATGGTTCAAAGATGCTTAAGACATATCTTCCTGATCTTTCAGCTCCTGGAGCAGTAAAGAAGGGTGAGGTAGAGCTTATTGCCGGAGCTGTCCTCAAAAACAGCAAGATGGCCGGTAAGTTATCAGGCATCAAGATTCTCGACAAGAAAGCAGCGTAAAAAGAAGGGAGCTATAATATGTCAATTATCAATTGGGAGTATTACAGCTTCCATTTTCCTACAGTGGTACCGCAGAGACAGTTTGAAGCTGTCGAGGCACAGGCAGAAGCAGAATACAACAGGATTGCAAAGCCGTATATGCAGATTCCAAAGGAGCGGGCACAAGACACAGTATTTAAGCTGTGTAACTTCCTTTGGACAAATCAGTCTGCAGCAGCAGGCAGAGCAGTCACATCCGTGAATAATAACGGATATTCTGAATCATATGCCATCACAAACCCCGAACAGGTGCAGCAGTCCATAGATGAAATCATCTACAAGGGCATAGGAATCAGATTGGCAGGTGCATTTTAGTGAATGACAAGACCATAACAGTTTACAACGCACATAAGGGCAGTGACGGAAAAGATATCTGGAAGAGAACAGTCATATATGGAGTAGAGTACCATTACTCTTCTGACAGGACGGTAAGCCAGAGCGGGGCAGTTATTTACACACCGATTCTGACGGTCATTGTGCCGGATACAGCCGATTTCGGAACAAAGGCATATGTTGATGCAGTGGAATACTCAAAGCTCTCTGTGGACGAAATAGAGGGCTATTTCACATTTAACCCAAGAGGGAACAAAGATATCATAGTTGCCGGAGAATGCTTCAAAGAAATATCACAGGAGTACAGGATATCACAGCTTCAGGCAGATTATCAGAAATCCGGCACGATAATATCACTCTCAGACAATACAGAGGGTGATTTGCTTAAGCATTACAAGGTGGTATGTAAATAGTGGGTGGAATAATTCAATTTGATTTATCAATGAAAGACTGGCCGTCAGACAAAAAGACCGTGGAAAAATACGGCATAGATACAAACGGACCGGTGCAGCAGTATATTGATTCAGAGTGCTTAAGAAGAATGGATCCGTTCGTACCGTTTGATACAGGTGCACTCAGAGACAACGGAGTTCTTAATACAACTATTGGAAGCGGTGAAATTGTCTACAATATGCCGTATGCAAGAAAGCAGTACTATATACCGATGCACCATCAGGCCGGTCGTACAGCATACTGGTTTGAGCATATGTTGAATGGCGGCGGACGCGAGAAGATACTGAAAGGAGCACAGAAGATTGCCGAACAGATGGGAGACCACTAAAACGATAGGCCAATGCCTCACAGAGTACCTGAAAAGGTATGAGGGCATGGATTTTTCAGATATCCTCACGGACTTCATAAAGTCACCTGAGGGTGATATAAGCGCATACAGCCTGTACAAGACACCGGAACGAAGCGAGATTGAGTTCCAGGACGGAAGCAGACAGATAACAGAGTACTATAACCTCTTTGCAAGGAAACCTACACAGGAAGACGATGTGAGGATAGAGAACAACGCGTCACTGGATGAGTTTTCAGAGTGGATTGAGGAGAAAGAGCTTGAAGAGGACTATCCCGAACTGCCTGAGGGCATGACGGCACTTGAAATAGGCATATCAGACTCGGCATCTATCACATCGCAGGAGGATACGAGTGCTATTTATCAGATAACAATAAAATTAACATATTTGAAAGAGAGGTAAAGCGATGCCAGAAGCAGCAAAGACAGCCTTGGAGCTGGTAAAAAAACATAAAATTGCATTATTTCTTTATAACGGCACAAAGTACGTCAGAATCAAGAAGTCTGACGCTCTCACACTGTCGATGAACCCGGTTGAAACAGAATATGACTATATTGCTGACGAGTCACCGACTACAGAGGTGGAGGATTATAAGCCATCTATTGACCAGAACCTTGTTATGTACAAAGGCTCTGAAGACTATGAGATGATGTGGCCGTATTACTACGAGCGCAGAACCGGAGACGCTGCACATACAAAGTGCATGATTGTATTCATGCAGGAGCCTGGAACAGACGGAGGATACAAAGCATGGGAGACAGACAGCACTATCTCAATACAGGATTTGGCAGCAGTTGACAAGAAGCTTGATTTTAAAATCATCTTCGGCGGCGGAATCACGAACGGCACGGCCACCATGACGGACGGCACACCGACGTTTACCGCAGATAAATAAAGAAAGGGTGAAAAAACATGGAATACACATTACAGATTCATAACAGGGAGTACGAGCTTCCGAAAAAGACTCTTGCAGTAGAGGAGAAGATTGAAAAAATCAAGAAGCTCTGCAGGGATTCAAAAATCACCACCAGAACACAGTATGAAAATAAGCTTAATTTCATTACTGAAATGGTGGGGGAAGACAACGCAAAGGAAATCTTCGAGTCGAACGACATCTCAAATATCGCGGAGATGGACTTAGGCGAGATAGATGCCGCATACAGAGGTGTTCTTGACGGATTCGCAAGGCCCGACAGGGAAGCAGTCGCGAAAGAAAACCTTAAGGTGCTCGGAAACCCTATGATTCAGCAGATGTTAAACATCGCAGAGGGCATGGACAAGCTTCAGGGAGCCCTCAAAGAAAATGATTAATATAACAAGTAAAGCTCTGCCGGATGCCATCGTGGTTGGTGGCAGAGCTTTTTTATTAAAGACAGATTACAGAGTATGGATCAGATTTACACAGGATTTCAAAGCATGGAAGAAAATGGGATACAGGGGAGTCATAGATATTAAATATCTGTTTGAGAACGACATCCCGGCATTTTCGGAGGCTGATGATTATTCAGGAATCCTTGAATTTGCTTTTCCACAGAATGTAGTGCCACATTACGAGCACGATAATGGAGAAGATGTATTGTTTTATGACATAGACGGAGATTACATCTATGCTGCATTCATGCAGGCATATCACATAGACCTTATTTCTACGGATATGCACTGGCACAAGTTCCTTGCACTCATGAATGGACTTCCTGACAGCACAAGGCTGTCGGCAATCATGGGGTACCGTGCATATACAGGCGAGAAAATAAAAAATGAGGCACAGATGTACCGTGCACTCAAAGATGCCTGGATGCCTCCATATGAGGAGACAGAGGAAGAAAAAGCTGCAGATGAAGAGTTTGAGAAATACTTCGGAGGATAGATAGAGCCGGAGCCTTAGAGCCAGAGCCTTAAGAAAGGAGCTGGCAATGAGCGACCCAAAATTAATAATTAAAACACTGCTGGACAACAGCCAGCTTAAGCCCGGATTATCGGACATGAACAGCATGGTATCCGGTGCATCGGCCAAGGTTGGAACCTTTGCAAAGGTAGGGGCGGCAGCAGTCGGAACTGCAGTCGCAGCAGGTACCACGGCGGCGGCTACACTGGTAAAGAAGTCAGTGGAAGGATATGCAACCTTTGAGCAGATGGTCGGAGGAGTTGAGACACTGTTTGGAGCAGGCGGACAGAGCATGGAAGAATATGCACAGTCCACAGGCAAGACAGTGGGAGAGATTGAGAACAGGTATAACTCCCTGATGACAGCACAGACCACTGTGCTCAACAATGCCAACAACGCATACAAGACTGCAGGTCTTTCAGCTAATGGTTATATGGAGACTGTAACAAGCTTCAGTGCAAGCCTTATACAGTCACTCGGAGGAGACACCGAAAAAGCCGCAAGCTATGCAGACAGAGCTATCACTGATATGTCAGACAACTCTAACAAGTTGGGTAGCAACATGCGCGATATCCAGAATGCATACCAGGGCTTTGCAAAGCAGAACTATACCATGCTTGACAACTTAAAGCTTGGATATGGCGGTACACAGGAAGAAATGAAGCGACTCATCAAGGATGCTTCACAGATGACTGATGTACAGCAGAAACTTGGTGTGACTGTAGATGAAAGCAGTCTGTCGTTTGGAAATATCGTAAATGCTATTTCTGTAATGCAGGAGAGCTTAGGCATTGCCGGCACCACGTCAAAAGAAGCTGCAACCACTATTGAGGGTTCATTAAACAGTGCAAAAGCAGCGTGGGAGAATCTTGTTGTTGGAATGGCAGACGATAATGCGGATTTTGATACACTTGTACAGAATTTCGTTGATACTGCATCCACAGCTCTTGAGAACATGCTCCCTCGTATAGAGATAGCACTAACAGGACTGGGGCAACTGATAGAGAAACTGCTTCCAGTTATAGTACAGAAGGTACCGGAGATTATAATGCAGACTCTTCCGGGACTGATAAACGCGGGAATACAGATGGTATCGGCACTGGGACAGGGACTGATGCAGTATCTGCCAGAGCTGATTTCGTATGCTACACAGCTTGTGGTACAGCTTGTACAGGGGCTGGTATCAGCACTGCCAAAGATTGTTGAGTTTGCTTCACAGCTTATCGAGACAATAGTTACATCACTGGTAAATGCAGCACCGGATCTTATAGATGCCGGCAAAGAACTCATAGAGTTTCTTGTAAACGGAATTGCTGAAAATCTGCCAAACATAGTCCAGACAATTACAGACCTGATTTCAAATATTAATTCTTTCTGGGCGGAGAACGGTCCGGAGTTTATCAAATGGGGAACCGACCTACTCAGCAACCTGATAGACGGAATTATACAGGCCGTGCCGGTATTACTGCAGAATCTGCCGGGAATTATCCAGTCCATGGTAGAAGGGCTGTTAAATAATGGCCCAGTACTCATTGAGTGTGGTCTTAAACTTCTGTTGCAACTTATTGAGGGAATTTTATCATGCATACCGGATATACTGGCGGCAATACCGCAGATAATAGCCGCGATAGTTGAAGCTTTTGTTAATTACGATTGGCTTGGACTGGGAACCGAAGTTATAAATTTCGTAAAGGACGGAATGGGAGAAAGCTGGGACAATATAGTTGCTTTCTTCACAGAGACCATACCAAACTTTATCCAGTCGATATTTGACTGGTTCAATGAACTCCCCGGAAAACTCCTAGAGTGGGGACAGAACGTATACACAACAGTTACAACGGCTATATCCGACATGATAACTGCAGCAGTTGGGTTCATATCGGAACTTCCGGATAAGATAGCTTACTGGATAGGCTTTGCACTCGGCAAGGTTGTAGAATGGGGCTCTAACATGAGAGAAAAAGGAAAAGCAGCCGCAAAAGGACTGTTCGATTCGGTAGTCAACGGACTTGCAAATCTCCCGAACAAAATTATGAGTACAGGAAAAAATATAGTATCAGGTCTTTGGAAAGGTATCAAAGGAGCATGGAGTGGACTGACAAAGAAAGTCAGCAACCTCGCAGGAAAACTGTTACAAGGATTCAAGGATGCGCTTGGCATTCACTCTCCGTCACGTAAATTTAAGTGGGTTGGAGAAATGTGCGTAGCCGGCATGGATGAACCTATAGCAGACTACAATCCTTACGACACGCTTAATAAGTCTATTAAGGCAAATGAATCTACCATGAAAGCAAACTTTGTGGGAAGCGGTTCATACGCGGCCACATACAATGCGGTATATGACTATGATGCGCAGGCACAGGCTACAGCAAGTGCGCTAAAAGGCATGAGTGTAAATATTGATGGAAAGAGAGCAGGAAAGATTATAGCCCCTCACGTAGATGCTGCATTGGGTGATTTTGCAACAGTGAGAACATAAGGAGAGTATATGGGAAACTTTGGAATTAAAATAATTACAGAAACTGATGCATTTCATACAAGTGAATTAGGACTTAAAATGACAGCACTTAAGATTCCATTCCCGAGCCCAAAAACCAATTATATTTCGGTACCAGGCGCCTCTGGCAATATTGATTTGTCGGAGGTGTTTGGCAGGGTATTATATGAGGATAGAAGCAATGTAACATTTGAGTTTGTTCTTCGTGGAAATTTTGATTTATGGGAGGTTGTCACGTTTAGGATTGCCACTATGATACATGGGAAAAAGTGCAAGGTGATTGTAGATAATGACCTTAGTCACTATTATGTATGTAGGCTGTCTGTTGACCGTAGCAAATCAAAAAGAAGTGTTGGAACTATAACCTTAAGTGGAACAGCCGAATCATTTAAATATGATATTTATAATACTGCTGAAGAATGGCTTTGGGATACGTTTGACTTTGAAGAGGGAGTACTGCGTGAATATAATGAAATCACTGTAAGTGAATACAATAAAGAACTTGTATTAATAGGCGGAATTATGCCGCAGGTGCCAGTTTTTACCGTAAAAAATGTAAATGAATTAAAACTGACATATGCAGGAAGAACTTATGATATGCCGGAGGATGGTACATATCGTTTCCCGGCCATAGTTGTAGCAGAAAATGATATAACTCTTAGTTTTACAGGAACTGGAATTGTAACCATAAATTACAGAGGAGCATACCTATGATATATGAAGTTTTACTTGATGGAAAAACACTATATTTTCCGAATGATAAAGAGGCTGTTATTTATGATGCAACGCTGACACAGGCATTAAATGATGCAGGTACATTCGAGTTTACTGTTCCTTGTACGAACCCACTGTATAGTAAGATTGAAAATCGTGTAAGTATGGTACAAGTTTTAAAAGACGGTAATGAAATTTTTAACGGACAGGTAAGGGAATACAGTGAAGTATTAAAAGGTGAAAAGGAAGTGAAGTGTGTAGGAGAGCTTGCCTTTTTATATGATTCAATCCAGCCGCAGGCGAAGTACCAGAACCAGACCCCATTGCAGTTTTTTACTAATCTGCTTACAATCCACAACAACCAGGTTGAGAAAGAAAAACAATTTGAAGTTGGAGTAGTGACTGTAAAAGATTCAAATGACAGTATATACAGATTTACTAACAGAGAGGATACACTTACAGATTTACGGAACAAATTATGCGATCGATTAAGTGGCTATTTGCGTATTCGCAAGAAAGACGGTATAAGATATTTGGATTTGGTTACACTTGAGGATTATGGAAAAGTATGTGCACAGCCTATTCAGTTCGGTTACAACTTATTAGATTTTACATGTGGTACATCTGGGACAGATATAGCAACTGCAGTTATTCCATTAGGCGCAAGACTGGACCAAAGTGTAATAGATGGATTGGATGCATATACCACAATAGAATCTGTAAACGATGGTAAAGATTATGTATTTATCCAAAATGCAGTGGATCATTTTGGATGGATTCGGAAAGTGGTAAACTGGGATGATGTGACTGACCCGGATAATTTGAAGAAAAAAGCAGAGGAGTGGTTGAAGAGTAATCAGTATGAAACCATGACGCTTGAAGTAACCGCAGTTGATATGTCGATGCTAAATGCAGATATCGATACATATGAGGTTGGAGATGTGGTACGTACTCTTGCAAATCCGTTTGGAATGGATACAAGATTTCCATTGCAGAAGAAAACCACATATTTGCAAAGTCCGGAAAAAAATACTGTGGTTTTTAGTAATACATTAAAGAAGACATATACACAACAGGTTACAAGCTCTGTAAAGACATTAGAACAGAGCTTGCCACAGGAAAAATCTATGCTCCAGGCAGCAAGGGATGAAGCAACAGCTCTTATTCGCAATGGCGCAAACGGTACATTATTTCCGGATAACACGAATGGTGGTATTACCATTGAAAATGGTCTGATTAAAAATTGGAGTATATGCTCAGCAACTGGCAGTACATCTTTTATATCGGGCCTATCCTGGGAGGACGGAAACATTACAAGTGTGGATAGAACAACTGTAAATATAAAGAATGGTCTTATTGAAAGTTGGTCAATCGAAACAAAAAAATACCAAAAGGCAGGGATGGGAATGGAATATTGCAGCAGACCAAAAGAAAGTGAGTTAGAGTCAACATTGGTTGTTGACACACAAGACAGCATCACAGGGCAGGAAGAAAGCAAGGAGGATTAGAGTATGTCAGATATTATGAATGAATTAAAAACTATCAGAGAGGCACGATATGGAAAAGAGGTGCGGGAATCCATAGCAGCTGGAATTGAAACTTGTTATAAAGAGGGCAGGGCGGGCACTACGGATTTGCAGGCAAGGCAGGATCTCTTAACAAAAGCATCTAAAACAGAGCTGGATGTTGGTTTAAATAAGCTCGATTCAACAAAAGCATCTAAAACAGAGCTGGATGTTGGTTTAGATAAGCTCGATTCAACAAAAGCATCTAAAACAGAACTGGATGTTGAGCGTAAGAGAATTAATCAGATGACTAAACTTCCTGATGGTAGCACAACCGGTGATGCAGAACTGCAGGACATTCGTGTTGGAGCTAACGGGAAAACCTATGATACAGCAGGAGCAGCAGTTAGATCACAGATAAGCACTCTGAATAAAGGTACAAAGGCATTGAATAGTACAATGTACCGAGTGGAAGGAGCTGTTGAGCCGGAAAGCACAATCATAAAAGTAACACTTGTTGATAATGACATAGCAAGTCATCCATCAAATAAAGTGGCGCTGTATCCTGTTGATGACGTTTTGTATGTTGCAACAAAATATGGATATCAATTTCGAACTGGAACGAGTTCTAATAGTGCAGTGAGTACATATCTTGGTGCTTACAGTGGATTTGTGGCGGCAGAGTTAGGTGCTAAATATGTAGCTGTTGAACTTGATGAAACGAGTACAGAAGAGTACGGGGTCTTTTCTGTTGTGAATGAAATCGAAGAAGTCGTTGGTTCACTAAAGGAAGATCTAGATAAGTATTGTGGAGTATCAAAACCAACATATACCTTAAAAGAAAATACGTATATAAATAATGAGGGATATATTTCTCAAGTTGGATTTGTTACAAGTAATCCTATTCCTGTTAATGCTAATGATATTGTTAAATTAACTGCCACAGGATATTTAACAAATATTGTCGTTATTAACATGTGTGATGAAAATGGAAATCTTTCATTGGCATCAGATGATAGACGTTGGTCGATTGATAGTACACACAGGGAATATACATTTATAGTACCACGAAAAGGATATATTGTTGTTAGCGGTATTACTTCGTCACTTCATTTAAAAATACTGACTGACATTTCAAACGTAGTTTTAAAAAACGGTGTTGAAAGTGCAAATAACATAATACAAGAATCTAATCTAACACCGTTATCAATTACAAAATTTAAAAGCGGATATATAACTGCTGATGGCTCAGTAGCCGATAATCCTAGTTTTGTATACAGTGAACCAGTTAAATTATACAAAGGTCAAATTGTTAAATCTTTAGTACAAGGTTATTTAAATAATGTTTCTTTAGTTTCAATGTATAACGAGGATGGAACTTATACACCATTAGTTGTATCAACAGATAGTAATGAAAAAACTCTTGTTTACAATATAAAATCATATGGTAAATATGTTTTTTGTACATATGTCAATGTGGCATATGATTATAAAATTTATATTGATTGCGCTACTTTACTTCAACCGCAAGAAACAGTCAATTTTATGACAATTTTTCACAAATTAGGTGTTATTGGAGATAGTTTATCAAGCGGTGAAATTATTAGAGATAATAAATATATAGACAGATATGATTTTTCATGGCTATCTAATATTGCTAGAAGAAATGGGTTGAAATATGCGCATTATTCTCAAGGCGGTATGACCGCTAAAAATTGGTTAAATAACACAGGTTCATTATATGATAAATTCCAAAATGATGATGAATTAGCGTCCGCAATATTTATTGCATTGGGTACAAACGATATAAATGCAGGGTATCAAGTTGGAAACTCAACAGATGCGCCAGGTACAGATTCATTTTGTGGCTACATTAAAAGCATAATAGAAACTATAAGAACAAAAAACCCTAATTGTGTTATATTCATGGTTTCTTTATATAGTTTATCAGATACTAGTAAAATATACTCAAACGCAATAAGGGATTTGTCTAAGTTGTATGATTTATGCTATTTTGTGAATTATGCAGATAATAACGATGGTGTTGTTATAGACAGTACAGATTGGAGTATTTCAAGATATGGGCACTTTACTACAACAGCATATGTTAAAGCTTCGAGTATAATTGAAAAATTATGTAACGATATAGTGAAAAACAATCAAAATGAATTCGGATATTTTGGCTTAGATAATAATTAAAACTAAGGAGGAATCAACATGAAAAGAAAAAGAAGAAACTTAGTAGCTATAATCTGCGCGCTCACACTGGCTCTTTTCAATGCCGTACCGGTGTCGGCATGTACGCCACCACTTAATCCGCCGTCTGTAAAGATTCCAGATATCAATTTCGAGCCAGACGATGCCTTGGAAGAAGCTTTCGACAACGCCGTAAAAAAGTGGCTTGAGAAATGCGTCCTCGCTACTCCGACAGTGGAGTACGCATCTTACTACAAGAGTGCATTAAGGTATTTTAATTATGCTTATGTAGCAGTCAAGTGGACGAAAGTCGAAAATGCAACGTCTTACAAAGTGCGTGTCACAAAAGCCGATGGAACGTGGAAAGAATACGATACGACCTATACAGCATTTTACAGCACTAATTACACTGATGATTTTAATGTTGATGGAATGGACGGAGCTACAGTGGAAGTAAGAGCTTATGGTGATAACGATACATTTAGCTGTTGGTCTGAAACAACCACTATTACTAGATTTGGATACTAGGAGGGGGATAGCATGATAAGAGGTACCACACCTACGTTAGAGTTTACACTGCCCTTTGACACATCACTGATTGCGGAGATGTACATTACGTTGACACAGAATGGAACTACGATGTTGGAAAAAACCTTGTCAGATTGCAACTGCTCCGGTACGTCCGTATCACTGACTCTAACACAAGAGGACACGCTAGGATTACAACAACAGCCACGATTGCAGGCTGAGATACAGATAAGAGTGCGGACTACATCCGGAGAGGCTCTTGCATCGACATCATGAGCGTATACGTTGGTAGAATCCTGAAAGAGGGAGTGATTTAATGCGATTAGATGTAACCTTTCGCGAGCTCGGCAAAAAACTGGACGTGGATTTTCGTACCGGGAATGAGCAGATCAAGGTTGACTTTGAGCACTTCCAGATTGTATCCGACCATGCCGGAGTGGAGTACTACAAGGGCGATTACACGGTCACACCAAAAGTAGAAAAACAAGAGCTTGCGACACGTCAAAAGTTTCTGACAGAAAATGTAAAAATCAAAGAAATTCCATTTTTCGAGGTGTCAAATCTTGAAGGTGGACAGACGGTATTTATAGGAAAGGAATTATAACATATGAGTATTAATAAAGTAGTATATGGTGGAAAGACATTGATTGACTTAACAGGCGATACTGTTACCGCAGACAAAATATTAAAAGGATTTACATCACATGGAAAAGATGGTGACTTGTTGACCGGTACTTGCACATATGACGTGGATTCAAGTGATGCTACAGGAGCCGTTGCTGAAATTCTTAAAGGTAAAACTGCATATGTAAGAGGAAAAAAACTGACCGGTACCATGCCAAATAATGGAGCAGTAACCGGAACTATCGCTACACTTGATGGAGATTATGTTGTTCCTCAAGGCTATCACGATGGATCTGGAAAAGTATCAATTGATACAACAGAGAAAGCAAAACTTGTTGCTAAAAACATTCGTGAGGGCATTACTATCCTTGGAGTAGTTGGAGAAATGTCCGGTAGCGAGGGAATGAAGCCTCAGGCCAAAGTAATAACACCGTCAAATACTGAGCAGACTATTCTTCCAGATAAAGGATATAACTGTTTGTCTCAGGTAACTGTTGCAAAGATTCCATATGTTGAATCCGAGAATGCGGCAGGTGGAACAACAGTAACCATTGGATAACGGGGGTAATAGAGCGTGAGTGTAAATAAAGTGGAATATGCCGGTAAGGTATTACTTGATTTGACAGAAGATACAGTAACACCAGACAAATTGATAAGTGGTGAAATTGCTCACGATAAAACTGGTGCAAAAATTGTTGGTACGCTTGAGGATGTTGGCTCTGGTGAATATATTTGGAAGAAACATATTGGAAAGGTGTGGGACATTACAAGAACACATCTCGGAACAACAGCACCGTCTGATTATTCGGGTTTTATATATGGTTACTATATTGCAACAGATGATGGATATTTTCTGCTGAAAGGAAAAGAAGCTGTATTAGGTGACGGACTTAGTTATATCAAAGGAAAAGGTGCAGAAACACATCCTAAATCTGTGTATCAATTATCTAATACATATTCATATCCATCCGGATTTACGAAAAATTATTACAGATTAGATATCGGTAATACCTATACAGAAGGAAAAGGAAGCTTCATTGGATATGTTTCTTCAAATGATTCAAGTGCTTATCCCGATGACGGGCTGAAAGATGGTTACTATTATGTGAAGATTCAGGAAGGAACTTCTTCAGGAACAGATACATCAGATGCTACCGCTACTGCTTCAGATATCTTAACCGGTAAAACTGCCTATGGGAAAGACGGAAAACTGACAGGTTCTATGCTGAACAATGGCGCTGTGACAGGCGAAATCAGCACAAAAGATGGTGCGTATACAATCCCACAAGGATATCACAATGGGTCAGGGAAAGTTGCTATTGATGCAACAGAACAAGCAAAGATTATTGCTTCCAATATCAAGAAAGGTGTTTCTATTCTTGGTGTGACGGGCTCATATGAAGCAACTGCATCAGGTGGCAATAACAACTGTGAAGCGTCTCTTGTAGATGTAACAAACCCAACAGTATCTTTCAAGACAACATCTGGTGTAATCAAAGCATACGGTTACGCTTACGAGACTACAAAATCTCAGTGGGGTGGTTCTACTAATACAACCATATATGCTTTCAATGGCACAAATTATTATAAACCAGCATATTATGGTTCGCCAACTGCAACAAATATCACGCTTGGTGTTTCTGGTGGAAAACTGACAGGTTTGCCGTCAGGATTAAGTGGTGGAACATTACTAGTTGTAAGGGGTATTTAGAAAGGCGGTATAAAAAACTATCTTGATTCGAGAAATGACAACGAAGAGGCATTATTTGTATCGGACAGGAAACCATATGGCAGGTTGAAAAAACCGGCTATAGAGAAGCGTATCAGAGTGCTAGGTGAAAAATCTGGAATAGGAAGGCGGCTGTATCCGCATCTGATCAGGCACACAACGGCAACTGATGGACTGGATAGAGGAATGCCTGTTGAAGAGGTACAACAGATTTTAGGACATGTAAACATTGCAACAACTATGATATATGCAGAGGTATCAAGAGTAAACGTGAAAAACAATCACAGAAAATGTATTGTTTAATGTAGAAAAATGATAACATAGTAGAGAAATTATATTAAATTTGTGTTATAATTAAAAATAACAAAACAGATGAAGAAAGATACATTAGAGCCTGAGAGCCGATACCAGAAATGGTGCCGGCTCTTTTATATTTAAAGAAAGGAGCAAACAATGGAAAACATTAACACAATCAAAGCAATAGTAACAGTGGTGGCAGCGTTTTTGTCTGCACTGTTGGGAACACTATATATACCAGTGCTTCTCATGATCTTATGCAACATTATCGATTATGCAACAGGCCTTATGGCAGCAAAGAACCGACCGGACGGAGGTATCAGTTCTTATCGCAGTATCAAAGGGATCAAGAAAAAGGTATCTATGTGGCTGCTCGTAGTCGTTGGAGCTGTCATGGATCAATTATTGCTGTATGCATCGCAGACAATTGGTGTTAAAATACCGGTTACATTTTTAATCGCATGCGTGGTAGCAATATGGATTATATGTAATGAAATAATATCAATTCTTGAAAATATGGTTGATATTGGTATTCAGATACCATCGTTTTTATTGCCGCTAGTGAAGAATATCAAATCGCAGACAGAACATTTTGCAGGATCAGATCAAAAAGAAAGCGAGGATAAATAAATGAGAATAGGATTAAATGCAGGACATACAATTTCAGGACCGGGATACGGCACAAGTGGAGTAATCGTTGAGTCACAGGAAACACGTAAAGTAGTAACGAGGCTTACAGAAATCTTTAAAAGCATGGGAGTAACAGTGGTGCCATGTACGATTGATAAGGCTGCATCACAGTCCGCTTATCTTAAACAGGCTGTAGCACTTGCCAATCAGGATACCCTTGACTGGTTCATCTCAATTCATTTTAATAATGACTCGGCAAAACAGGGAAAAGGAGTAGAGGTATATACCTATAAGGGCAGACAGTACCAGGATGCCCTTGAAGTATGTGAACATATCTCGGCACTGGGATTCAATAATCGTGGTGTAAAGGATGGATCAGGATTGTATGTAGTACATAGAACAAAAGCAAAATCTATGTTGATAGAGGTATGCTTTGTAAATGATCCGGATGCATCAAATTACAAAAATAAATTCGATGATGTGTGCAATGCGATAGCATATGCACTTGCTGACTATGTTGCCCCAGCAGCACCAAAGCCACAGGCGCCATCTGTTACTCCAGCAAAACAGAAGTATGTTAAGGTAATATATAATGGAGCTGATGGACTGACTGTGAGAAAAACACCTTCATGGGATGTATCTGCGGCAGCAGGAACAGTAAAGAAGAACGAGGTATTTACTGTGGTTCAGGGGCCTATCAAGGTGGGAAGCGGCAGTATGTATAAGCTTAAGTCAGGATTATATATTACAGCCTCAAGTAAGTATGTGAGTGTGTTTGAAAAATAATAGCTGGTAAATAATATAGAATTATTACTATATACGCAAATGCAATTTGGATGACACAGTGGGGCTCTAAAAGTCTCGGTGACCAGGGCTACAGTGCAATTGAGATACTCAGATACTTTTACGGCAACAACATGTATATCAATACCGCGGAGGCTGTATCAGGAATCCCGGCGTCATGGCCCGGCTACAATATAGGCATAGGCTCGTCAGGACAGAATGTATACCAGATTCAAAAACAGCTCGCCCGCATTGCAAAGGCATATCCGGCCATTCCATCTATTGTGCCGGATGGAATATACGGACCAAAGACAAAGGCGGCCGTGGAAAAATTTCAGGCTGTATTCGGACTTCCGGTATCAGGTGTGGTGGA